TTAATTGATAATAGATATGGAATCGACAGCCGCATTGTCTTTTTGCTTCATTTTTTTAGTGATATGAATGTAAATAGCTTTTGTTATTTTGTCGTCATGGTGGCCTAGACGGCGGGATATCTGTTCTGCTGACATAGTTTCTGCCAGAATCGATGCGTGTGTGTGGCGCAACTTGTGCGGAGTTATCTCTCTGCCAAGAACTTCAGAGGCGGCTGTCTTCAAGTGTAGGTTATAGGTTCCATAGGATAAATAGCCGCCTGTCTTCAAGTGCGGCATAAAAAGTGTGCTTTTAATTCCATTTTCAAACATTGTTTCTTTTCGCCAAAGTCTGAGTTTTTTTATAAGTAAGAGAAGCTCAGGTTGTATATGAAGATTTCTGATTGAATCACTTGTTTTGGCTGACGTTGCGTATTTGGTTGCAGGGTAGTAAGTCTTGGTAACACGAATAGTTTTAGATGTAATATCCACATCTGAATCTTCAAGTGCCACAAGCTCCCCAATCCTCATGCCTGTAAGAATCAGAAAATAGGATATATAGTAGTCCTGCCAGTGGTTATTATCTATTAAGTAATTAAGTAATTTTGTTATCTCATCATGTTCAAGATATTCATTGCTGATGTCATATACCTCTGGTATTTCGTCGGAGCTCTCTTCGCTGATATAGTCGAGTTTTAATAGTATATCATGATTTGAGTGATAGTCGTTTTTCACCCCCCATTTTAGAGCGAATTTCAGATATTTTATATATCCGTTTATTGTGCTGATTTTTTTACCGGTAGCAAGAAGTTGATCATATATATAGCGGGGAGAAAGTTTGTCAACGAGGACATCATTACCGATTGTGCTTACACAACGATATATATATGATTTCTCAGTAACAATTGTACTTTCTTTCCTCTTGCACTGCCGCAATGATGCTATATAAGCATCAGCCAGCTCCCCTAGCGTTGTATCTGATCGGACAGGAGAGGAAGTTTCGGCTTTCTCAATCTTCCCAGCAAGGATCCTTGCCGCCTTGTTTCTGTTCTGCGGTGATGCCTTAGACATCGTCACAGTGACCTTCTTCACCTTCTCTGTGAGCGGATCTGTGTACCTCTCACAATACTTGACTGTTCCATTCTTCTGTGTTTCACACCACATAAAATCACCATCCTATCTAAAAATAGGCATAAAAAATAAGCCTATCAAAAGTGGAAGGCTTATGGTATAATATAGTTTGCGATTACTGTTATTCATAAGCCTTCGGTTTGTGGGTAACTTCCCTCAGGTGTACCCGCACCTGGGGGATTTTTTATAATCACCTTCGTTATTGAAGATGATGCTATCTAGTGTAAATAATATATGAATTGCCACTTTTTGTTCTTTTTATTTTGCCTGTTTTATCCCAAGCGTATAGTGTGTCTGCAATAACTCCTTTGATATCATATGGGAAATGGTTATATATATCCTTTTGTATAATCCCAGGATGCTTTAATAAAAAGGCGTATAAATCATCATCTAGTGTCATTAATTGTTTTTCTTTATTTTGATAGTCAGTCTGTAAAGTATTTATATTTTCGGATAAATACTTACATTCGCTTTGTAATTCGTTCAACTGTTTAGCATTTAATAAATACTCATTACACCATAGTTGATAACACTCATCTTTGCTAGCACATAGCTTTTGAACATCCGAAATATATCGAAGGAGAGATTTTAAAATAGCCAATCTTTCTATAGGTGCACGGTCATTACATGTGTTCCATTGTGTTAGAAAATATGAGTATTCATTTTGAATTTTATCAATAAATGCACGATTAGCCGTTACCCATCCCCATGGCAAATCTCCATCCACAAGCTGATTTAATGGTTCCCCAAATGTATTAAAGGTTTGATTTTGTTGAACTGATTGAGATTGCTGGGTTGGAGAATAAAGTGGTATGGATTTGGCAGGAACAATTTTATTCATAAGTTTATCAAATATCCCCATTATATATTACCTCAAAACTTCCCTCTTAATTCTACGACCTTGCCAATTATTCTCACTGGCTTAGTCTCTATAGTTTCTTTGTCAAAAAACATCGGAGCATATGCAGGATTGTTGGATATAAGCTCTAACCCATCTCTATACTTCCTGAGCCTCTTGCAGACGGCGTCATCGCCGTTTACAAGAGCAATTACAGTATCGCCATTCTCGGCATCTTCCTGTTGTTTAACGATGACAACATCGCCATCCACAATACGAGGCTCCATACTGTCACCCTTTATTTTAAGTGCGAAGAAGTCTCCAGTCTTAGCAAGATCCTCGGATATTTCCTCAGTATCTATAATCTCCGTGATAGCATTTATTGGTATGCCAGCGGCGACACGACCGAGAACATTGATTGCAACACCAGCACGCTGTGATTTTGTACGTTCTTCTACTAAATCAGATTTTTCTATTCCAAAATAGTTAGCCATTAACTCTATTTTATCAATTCTAGGATATGTACGAGCATGTACCCAGTCGGAAAAAGTAGACATGCTAAACCCAAGTGTTTGGCATATTTCAGTTTGGGATATGCCGTTTTGACTAAGATAAAATCTTATGTTGTTTGCCATAATTTCTTTATTTCCAAGTGAACTCATGAGATTCACCTCCTCATGAATTCATTGTACGGCAAAAACGGAAATAAATCAACGAAAAATGAAAAAAATTCGGAAAAACCGTTGACAATTCGGTTAAACCGAACTATACTAGCCTCATACAAAGTCGAAAGGAGATGATAAAGTGTGTAAAATTCCTGATAAGATGAAAGTATCTTTAAAGATGGCAAGAGAACTCAAGCACTATACACAGGATGAGGCAGCCAAGCTAATCGGCATAAATAAAGATACATTGGGTAATTATGAGAGGGGGAAAAGCTATCCAGATATTCCTATCTTAAGAAAAATAGAAGAGGTTTATGGGATACCATATGATAGGCTTATTTTTTTGCCTCTTGATTTCGGTTTAACCGAAAATAAGGAATAAGAGAAAGGAGAGACATGACAAACAGTATAAATTCAAAGTTGGTAGATATAGCAGAGAAAACGAAAGATATAGAAGAGTTCTCTGAGGTGAGGAAAGTTCTCACTGACGAGGAGATAATTTTCTATTATATCGCAAAGAACTGTGAATTGTCGGAAACGTATGACGGCGAGGAGCGCATTATCAAGGACATCTTAAAAGTACTTGGAGCAAAGAAATACTCGGTAAAGCACTCACTACACCTGCTCGATGTGGCAAAAGAGGTTCTTAAATCAATTGCCAGATTCGAGTTTTAGATCATCCACTTATCACCATGTTGTTTCTTGATTTCAGTAAATGAAATTTTATTCTTTACATAATCGTCAAGAAACTGTTCAGGTGTTGTGGCAGTTGATGTCTTGACTGTGTAAGCCAGTGCAATGTCTTCAATATTTGTCAAGGCATCTTTAAAGGAATCTTTTGACATAGTTTCACCTTCTTTCGTATGAATTGGTGTTGGTAGCACCTACGGAAATTATAGGGTGAAATGGTGAGGACTACAAGAGAAAGGAGAGTGAGAGCGATGAGCAGAGCAGTCAAAGACATACAGGTAATAGGTGTCAGGGAGATTGGCCGGTTGCCGTACATAAGCAAGGCGAAAATGATGAAGATATTTGAGATGTCATTATCTACAGCAACCAGACGTATAGCAGATCTTGACAGATATGTCCAGTCTGGCAGATATGGACCATACACCATACTGGATGGTGCCGGAGTAACAAGGGTCAATGTGCTTGCCTTGGTGGATTATCTGAAGTACAAGAAACAGCTTGACGCTGGCAGACGAGTGCCGCCGTTCGACATAAATAAGGTAGCAAAAGAAGCCGTCATAAACTGGGATGAATTAGATCCCTGACAGTAAAAAAGCACCTTTGGAATAGCAGTTCCGCCGGTGCATAGAAAAATACTCAATAAAATCATAGCAGAAAAGGGGAAGAAAAGCAATGAAGAGGAAGAACATGGATACAAAGGCTGTCAAGATGGTGAGCCTTGTAATAATGACTATTTTATTTTTGCTGTTGGCCTACAACATCTTATTCAACGCAGAAGTGCTGCTTGCACTGCCGGCGGTAGGATTGGTGGCGTACTTGCTTGGAACCGTGTTCACGGAGCTGGGACTTTATGGCGTGCTTGAACTTATGAACAGCATTGAAGATGCCAGAGAGGAATAGAACATGGTTGAGATGAAAGTGCTCGGAAGTCATGAAGAGTGGCTTAGGGCAAGAACCAAGATAGGCGGTTCTGATGCCTCGGCCATCTTTGGGATGAGCCCATACAAGACAAACGTGGAACTGTTTAAAGAGAAAGCATACGGCATAGAGCCGGAGGACATATCAGATAAGCCTTATGTCAAGTATGGAACAGAGGCAGAAAAGCATCTGAGGGAGTTATTCAAGTTGGATTATCCACAGTATCAAGTTGGATATGTGGAAAACAACATGTTCACGAATGATAAGTACCCATGGGCGCATGCAAGCCTTGACGGATGGCTTATGGACCAGGATGGACGCAATGGTGTGCTTGAGATCAAGACCACAGAGATCCTGCAGTCAAGTCAGAAGAAAAAATGGGATAACAGAGTGCCAGATAACTATTACATACAGGTGCTTCATTACTTGATGGTGACAGAGTTTGAATATGCGGTACTCAAGGCACAGCTCAAGTTTGAAATTGATGGAGAGGTATATTTGCAGACCAAACACTATCCGATAGAGCGGTCGGAGGTAGAGGATGACATTCAGTATCTTATTGATGCTGAGAGAAGTTTCTGGGAGAGCGTACAGGTGAAGAAAGAGCCGCCGCTGATACTCCCGGAGATATAGGAGAGATGCAATGTATTACAACGAATGTTCGCAGTGCGGTGCTTACTTGGATCCAGGCGAGCACTGCGACTGTGAGGAAGAGAGACAGCGACAGACACAGCGTATCATGTCGATGATACGAGAGAACAAGAACAATAACCAGTATGAGCTGGTGCTGAATTAGGAGGTTAAAAATGGAATTAAGAGTTAATGAGGTAGCGATACCGGAGAAGATTGATTTTAACTACGAAGAGCTCAAGGCTGAGCTTATATCTAAGGTCTCATTTTATGAGACGCTTGTCTACACAGATGACCAGATCAAGGACGCAAAGGCAGACAAGGCGAACCTTAACAAGTTAAAGAAAGCCCTCAATGACGAGAGAATAAGAAAAGAGAAAGAATACATGCAGCCGTTTAATGTGTTCAAGGCTCAAATCAACGAGATCATAGGTATCATAGACAAGCCTATAGCGGTGATAGACGAACAGGTCAAGGCATACGATGAGAAACGCAAAGCTGAAAAGCAGAAAGCCATTGAAGATCTGTTCTCTCAGATAGGTTTCCAGAACTTTGTCACGTTGGAAAAGATCTGGGATCCTAAGTGGTTGAATGCATCGGTATCGATGAAGAGTATAGAAGATCAAATGAAGTCAAGAATGTATGAGATCGGCAATGGAGTGCTTACACTCAGTCAGCTCCCGGAGTTTGGCTTTGAGGCTACAGAGGTATTTAAGGAGACATTAGACATTAACAAGGCCATTTCTGAGGCTAAGAGAATGTCAGAGATTGCCAAGGCAAAGGCAGAAGCTGAGGCAAGGAGAAAGGCTGAGGAAGAGTCACGAAAAGCAGCAGAAGAGGCAAGACGAAAGGCTGAGGAAGAGCGCAAGGCACAGGAAAAGGTTGCCGAGGAGCAGAGAGCCGCAATGGCAAAGGCTATGACACCACCAGAGGAGGTACAGCCGACACCAGTACAGGAGTCACAGCCGGAACCACAGAAGATGGTAGTCAAGTTTGAGGTAGAACTTACAACAGAAGATGCAACGGCTCTGAGAGAGTTCTTCCAGAGCAGAAATATAACATTTAGAGCGATTAAGTAGGAGGTATACAAGATGATTAAAGTAGAAATAGACTCAGTATCAATGAGAGGGAATACTCCGGTGCTAGTAATGGAGTTAGCACTTGCAATGAAGAGTTTAAGGGAGTCACTTGCTAAAAGATATGGAGAGGTTGCTACAGAAGAGTTGATAAGTAGAGCCATGGAAGCGTCCAAAGCTGAGGGAGACATTAACGAGATTATGAGTGACCTCATAGATGATGTCTTATTTAAGATATTGCCAAAAGCCAATATAAACAAGGACAACATAAGGGAAATGCCACAGGCTCTGAAAGAGGTACTGCGCAAGATGTTAGAAGATATGATTATGCATTAGGAGGTAACACATGGCAGCATCAGTGCAGATCACGTTAATTATATGCATAACAATAATCGTTTTAGTTTTCATAGGAGGTAAGAAGAAATAATGGCAGTAAATAACAGTTTAGTAGCAAAAAGTAAAGCACAGCAGAATCTGGGAATTACAGAGTATCTTACAAAAGATGCAATCAAGAATCAGATCAACAAGGTGGTTGGTGGCAAGAATGGACAGAGGTTCATATCTGCTATCGTATCAGCATATAACACCAACCCTACACTTCAGGAGTGCACGAATCAGTCGATTCTTTCAGCTGCACTTCTTGGTGAGAGCTTACAGCTTTCGCCATCTCCACAGCTCGGACATTATTACATGGTCCCATTCAACAATACAAAGACTGGCGTCAAGGAAGCTCAGTTCCAGATGGGATATAAGGGATATATTCAGCTTGCGATCCGTTCCGGTCAGTATAAGAGACTGAATGTTGTCGCAATCAAGGAAGGGGAGTTGGAATACTTCGACCCACTCAACGAGGATATCAAGGTCAATCTCATGGTTGATGACTGGGACAAGCGTGAAGAGGCTGAGACCATCGGCTACTATGCAATGTTTGAGCTTGTGAACGGATTCAGAAAGACAATGTATTGGAGTAAGGCTCAGATGCTTGCTCATGCGGACAAGTATGCACCGGCATTCTACAAGGACGCTGGAAAGGTCAAGACAAAGTACGGAGAGAAGCAGAGAGTATCATATGCTGACTATGAGGCTGGCAATTATGATCCGAGAGATTCATGGATGTATTCATCATTCTGGTACAAGAATTTTGATGGAATGGCTTACAAGACAATGCTCCGTCAGCTAATCAGTAAGTGGGGAGTAATGAGCATAGATCTCCAGAAAGCATTTGAGGGTGACATGGCAACCTTGGACGCTGAGGGACATCCTACATACGTTGAGAATGACAATGATGAGTATGTGGAAGCCACAGCAACAGAGATGAATGAACCAGAAGCACAGGCTCCACAGGCAGAGCCACAGGATACTCAGAATACACAGAACAGTGTTCAGGATCCACAGCCAGCACCGGCAGAAAATCCACAGCCAGAGATGAACGCTGCCGAGGCAGCACTGTTTGGAAGTTTCAAGTAGGTTACATTGACATTACATAATACATCACAACACGCAGCGTAATGTCTTAGCATATATCCCTGTTGCTTTTATTTGAGGGTGACAGGGGGAAAGGAGCATCGATGGCTCGGAACAGGTCAAGAGCCAAGTACGGCGACAGGAAAGCTGTAATAGACGGCATCACATTTGACAGCGAAAGAGAAGCACACAGATACACAGAGTTAAAGATCCTTGAGAAAGCGGGCAAGATAACAGGCTTGCAGCTTCAACGAGAATTTGAACTGATACCAGCTCAGAGAGAACACACGAATGAGATATATGAAAAAGGACCCAACAAGGGCAGATTCAAACCGGGAAAGCTCCTGGAGCGTAAGTGCTCATATGTGGCTGATTTTGTTTATTGGGACTTAGAAAACAACTGCATGGTTGTTGAAGATGCGAAGGGCATGAGAACAAAGGAATACATTATAAAGCGCAAGTTGATGCTCCACATATATGGAATCAGAATCAAGGAGGTGTGAGCCACATGGGAAATAAAGGGAGCTTTGTCTTTTATACCGAATACAGAGAGCATTTGTCGATGCTGCCGCCGGAGCAGGTTGGTGAGTTGATGTTTGCTCTGATGGACTACCAGGAGACAGGCGAAGTTCCAGATCTTCCAAAAGGTAGTGCGCTTGCCATGTGCTTCTCGTTCATCAAGAAACGGATGGACAAGGACAACTCCAAGTATGAGGAGCGGTGTGAGCGCAACAGGTCCAACGGCAAAAAGGGCGGCAGACCTACAAAGGAAACGGAAATTTCCAAAACCGAGGAAAACCCAAATAAACCGAATGGTTTTATTGAAAACCGAACGGTTATTTCTGAAACCGAGGAAAACCGAACCGAACCCCAAAAAGCCGATAATGATAATGAATATGATAATGATAGTGATAATGAGGAGTATATACATACTCCTACTAAGGCACGTGCGTGCGCACATGCGGAGGTGGGTAAGCCACGCAAGAAGTCTGAACCGGTCAAGTATAGCGATGATCCAGAGCTTAATGATGCCATTGTAGAGTTCATAAAGTTCCGGAAAGGTATCAAGAAGCCTATGAGTGACAGGGCTATAACGCTGATGATGAACAAGCTGGAGTCACTATCACATGATAAGCATGAACAGGTACAGATTCTCAATCAGTCAATAATGCAGGGATGGACAGGACTATATGCGCTTAAGGATGACGGCAAGAGCCGAGGACAGCCACGAAACGTGAATCCAAACGGATTTGCAAACTTCAAACAGACAGATCATTCGGAGCAGCTTGGACAGCTTGAGAAGATGCTGGCTGATGAGCTGAATAATAAATAACACACGAAAGGAGCCGAACCTCCGGCCGGGGTAATGCTATAGCGGGTTCCTGAGAAGTGAATGACATACAGAGAGTTTTTAGAGAGCAAGATAGAGCTTGCTACTGACAGCGGCTTTGAGGTCGATAAGAGCCGCATAAATAAAGCCCTAAAGCCACATCAGAGTGATGCGGTGGCATGGGCGCTGAAGGGTGGACGTAGAGCCTTGTTTGAGTCGTTTGGGCTTGGCAAGACTGCACAGGAAATAGAGTTTTGCCACCTTGCAGCAGAACATACCGGCGGTAGAGCGTTGATTGTATTACCGCTTGGAGTTAAGCAGGAGTTCACAAGGGATGCTGTAGAGCTCCTGGGCTATGAGAAACCTGAATATTGCCGAAACATGGAAGAGGTTGAGGCAAGCACAAGTCAGATCGTTCTGACGAACTATGAGAGAGTGAGAGACGGAGATATAGATCCATCGTATTTTGTGGCAACCTCACTTGATGAAGCATCCGTGCTTAGATCATTTGGATCTAAGACATACCAGACGTTCCTTGACAAGTTCAAAAATGTACCTTACAAGCTCGTAGCGACCGCTACACCATCACCGAACAAGTACAAGGAGCTTATACACTATGCCGGATATCTTGAGGTAATGGACACAGGACAGGCACTTACAAGATTTTTCCAGAGGGATTCAACAAAGGCAAATAACCTGACACTGTACCCAAACATGGAAGATGAGTTCTGGCTGTGGGTTTCCAGTTGGGCATTGTTCATCACAAAGCCATCGGATCTCAATCCTGATTATTCCGATGACGGCTATGTGCTCCCTCCACTGGATGTGAGGTGGCACGAGATACCAATACACTACGGAGATTCAGTTGACAGGGACGGCCAGATGGAGCTTTTCACTCAGGCTAGTACAGGACTTAAAGAAGCCGCAAAGATCAAGCGTGAGAGCATAGATGCCAGAGTCGAGAAGATGAAGGAGATAGTTGATAGCTCTCCGGAGGATCATTTCATTCTGTGGCATGACCAGGAAGCAGAAAGGCACGCTATCAAGAAAGTATTGCCAGAGACAGTGGATATATACGGATCCATGGACTACGACCTCAGAGAACAGAGAGTTATAGATTTTTCCAATGGCAAGACAAGGTTATTTGCTACCAAGAAGTCAATCAGTGGTTCAGGCTGTAACTTCCAGCGGTTCTGCCACCGGGAGATATTTGTTGGAATTGACTATGAGTTCAATGACTTCATACAGGCGGTGCACAGGTGTTACAGGTTCCTGCAGCAGGACACAGTAGTAATAGACATCATCTACATGGAGAATGAGCGGGAGATCAAGGATGCACTGATCGAGAAGTGGAAGAATCACAATCACATGGTTAAGAAAATGATCGAGATTGTGAAGAAGTATGGCCTTGATTCGGCGAACAAGACAGAGAGACTGGAAAGGAAGATGGGTGTGGAAGGTACAAGAGAAGAGAGAACAGTAAGAGGCAAGCATTATGAGGCTGTGTATGGCGACTGTGTGGAAGAGACAAGGGCAATGGAGAGCAACAGTGTTGACCTGATACACACGTCAATACCATTCGGCAACCACTACGAGTATTCAGCTAATTATAACGATTTCGGACACAATCAGGATACAGAGAGGTTCTTTGAACAGATGGACTTCCTGACACCGGAGCTTTTGAGGGTGCTGAAGCCGGGAAGAGTGGCGGCCATCCACGTTAAGGATAGAGTGCTGTTTGGAAATGCCACTGGCACAGGAATGCCGACTATCGAGCCGTTTCACGCTGACTGCATAGAACACTATATGCGTCATGGCTTCCAGTATTTTGGAATGATAACAGTGGTTACGGATGTTGTACGAGAGAATAACCAGACATATCGCCTTGGATGGACTGAGCAGTGCAAGGACGGCACCAAGATGGGCGTGGGATGTCCGGAATACATTTTGTTGTTCCGTAAGCTGCCTACGGACCACAGCAAGGCATATGCTGATGAACCTGTCGCAAAGTCCAAGGACGAATACACAAGGGCACAGTGGCAGATAGATGCTCACGGATACTGGAGAAGCTCCGGAGACAGGCTGATAAGCAAAGAGGAGCTTGAGGGTGTATCTGTGGATAACTTACAGAGAGTGTACAGGCAGTACAGCAGAGAGCACGTATACAATTATGAGGAGCATGTGGCACTTGCAAAGTACCTGGATACAGATGGCAGGCTTCCAGCTACATTCATGGTTGTAGCGCCGGGATCCTGGAATCAGCTTGAGGTATGGGACGACATCAACAGGATGCGGACGCTCAACACGACACAGAGCAGACGAAGGGCAACGATGCACGTGTGCCCGCTACAGCTTGATATTGTTGAGAGAATCATCAACAGATACAGCAATCCGGGCGATGTGGTATATGATCCGTTCGGCGGCCTTATGACAGTACCAATGATGGCGGTGAAGATGCACAGGTTCGGCAAGGGGTGCGAATTGAATCCGGATTACTTCAGGGATGGAGTTGGATATCTGCAGTCTGAGGAGAATGAGGTGGATTCACCGACGTTGTTTGATTTCCTGGAGGTGGACGACGAGTGATAAATGGAGAGCTTATTGTTGATAACTTTGCCGGAGGTGGTGGAGCATCAACAGGGATTGAGATGGCTACAGGGTACAGCGTTGATATAGCAATCAATCATGATCCGGAAGCCATCAGGATGCATAAGGTCAACCATCCAAACACAAGGCACTACTGTGAGAACGTGTGGGCGGTTGATCCTGTGAAAGCCTGTGAGGGGCATCCGGTAGCCCTTGCCTGGTTCTCTCCGGACTGCAAGCATTTCAGTAAGGCCAAGGGTGGCAAGCCAAAGGACAAGAACATCCGAGGGCTTGCATGGGTAGCCTGCAGATGGGCGGCACTTGTGAGACCGAGAGTGATCATGCTGGAGAATGTTGAGGAGTTCAAGACATGGGGCCCACTCAACAGAGGACATCATCCAATCAAGGCAAAACAAGGAGATACATTCAGGCAATTTGTAAAGCAGCTCAATGAGCTGGGATATGAGGTACAGTTCAGAGAGCTTGTGGCGGCAGACTACGGAGCACCAACAAAGAGAAAAAGGTTCTTCATGATCGCAAGGTGTGATGGTGTACCTATCATGTGGCCAAAGCCTACACATGCACCGGCAGACAGCAAAGAGGTCAAGGAGGGACGGCTCAAGCCTTATGTTGGGGCATATACACAGCTTGATTTCAGCCTGCCATGTCCGAGTATCTTTGATACATCAGAGCAGATCAAAGAGAAGTATGGTATCCGGGCAGTGAGACCGCTTGCACCAAAGACTATGCAGAGGATTGCAAGAGGGCTGAAGAAGTTCGTTCTGGATAATCCGGAGCCGTTTATAATTCAGTGCAATCACGGCGGTGAGAGAAAGCCACAGGACATAAGAGATCCAATGCCGACAATCACAGGCAAGCACGGATATGGAGTTGTAGAACCGAGGCTTGCGCCTTATATGGGAACAAATACAACCAATCATCCCGGTGGAAATTGCAGAGAACCGATACATACGATTACCACAGGGAATCAGCAATGTCTCATAAGCCCTACACTTATCCAATACCATTCGGAGACCAATTCAGATGAGGTAAGAGGTCAAGGCATAGAGAATCCGATCATGACAGTGGACAGTTCAAACAGATATGGCCTTGTGACTTCGTTCCTCAGCAAGTTTTACAAGACAGGGATAGGACAGGATGAGAGAGAACCGCTGCATACAGTGACAACATCAGCCGGACATTTTGGAGAGGTCAGAGCATTCTTGATTAAATACTACGGAGAGGGTACAGGACAGGACATAGAACAGCCGCTTGACACAGTGACATCAAGAGACCGGTTCGGTCTTGTAACAATCCAAGGCGTTGAGTATCAGATAGTGGATATTGGTCTCAGGATGCTTGAGCCAAAGGAGTTATATGGGTGCCAAGGGTTTCCGGATGATTACATCATAGATCATGACAACACAGGTAAGACATATTCAAGAAGTGAACAGGTTAAGAGATGTGGAAATGCAGTCTGTCCACCTATACCGGCGGCGATGGTGAGATCAAATCTTCCGGAGCTGTGTGTAAGGAAGAGGATGCCAAACATGAGGATAAGCGAAGAAGAGAACGGACAGTTGTGTTTTGTATAGATAGTAGGAGGTTTTAGATGAACGATTTGAAGATATTTGAGAATAAAGAATTTGGAGAGATCAGAACAGTGGTAAAAGATGGTGAGCCTTGGTTTGTGGGAGTGGACATAGCGACAGCTCTTGGTTATAGCAATACACGAGACGCTATAGCAAAACACATTGATAACGAGGACAAAGCTACCGTCGCAATTCACGACGGCAGGCAAAAAAGAAATATAACAGCAATCAACGAAAGCGGATTATACAGCCTCATCCTATCCAGCGAGCTCCCATCAGCGAAAGCATTTAAGCGCTGGGTGACAAGCGAGGTGCTTCCATCCATCCGAAAGAACGGCGGGTACATAGTCGGACAGGATACCATGACGGACGATGAACTGATGGCCAGAGCCTTGCAGGTGGCTCAGAACAAGATACAGGAGAGAGACAAGCAGATTGAGACCATGAAACCTAAGGCTATATTTGCTGATGCAGTAGCTGCAAGCCATACATCGATATTGGTCGGAGAACTTGCCAAGATATTGAAACAGAATGGTGTCAATATTGGACAGAACAGACTGTATGAGTGGCTGAGAGAAAATGGATATTTGATCAGGGGCAATAAAAGAACGGATAGAAACGCACCAACTCAGAGAAGCATGGATATGGGATTATTCGAGGTAAAAATCAGCACTGTTGTTAATTCTGATGGATCTGTCAGGGAGACTAGAACAACAAAGGTAACAGGCAAAGGACAGCAGTATTTCATCAATAAGTTCCTGACCGAGTAAAAGGAGAATGAGCATGACGGATTTTGAAATAGACGCAATATACAACACCATCTGCCGACCGGGGCAGGTGGTGAAGATCCTCACAAAGAACGGAAAAGAGGAGAATGTCCCGGTGAGAGTTTGGAAGCGCTGGACAATCATCAAGGTATATGAGCACCATGTACTGATGCAGAGTGAAAAGGGCTACCATGAGAGCTTCAGCAACACAGACATAAGAGAGATGATCAGGAAGGGAGAAATACGATGGAGATAGTACCAGAGAGAGCAGGAGGCTGCGAAAACTGCAAATACAGAGCCATGGACGAGACACAGGAGCCATGCGCACACTGTACCAAGAATGCAGTTGACAACTATGAGCCGATGACCAACGGCGACTACATCAGGTCGCTTGGTGATGCGGATCTTGCGCAGATAATCATGTGTCCGAGTGAGGTTGGATTTGGCGAGATTGGATTTGACGAGATTGTGTGTCAGATGGGTAAGCAACATTGCATAGAATGTACCCGCAGATGGCTTGAGGCGGAAAGGAAGGTTGAGGAGTAGGATGTGTTATTGGAATGAAGAAAATTTTTTTGAACCAGGAGAGTTTGACGAGAAAATCGAAGAGTTAAAGAATGAGCTTAGAGAATCGGTAAAAAAAGAAATTAATGATGAAATTGAGAAACTTCGCAAAGAAAATAAGGAGCTGCAGGACATTAAGAAAAACTTCGAGTCAGTGAAGAAAGACTTTGAGAGAAAGAAAGATGAGTGCGACAGGGCGATACGGAATGCTGAAAGCAAAGCCAAGCAAGCCAGGTTGAAAGAGTTAATGGAATATTTTAAGGTTACTCTTTGGTCAGTAGATGGGGACTACTGGTACAAAAAGAAATGCGATAAGTGCGATAAATACAGAAGAATCCAGGTAACATTGCCATCCGGAAAGATTGTGGATGATGAGTGTAGCTGCAGAGTAAGCAAAATGGTGTACTTTCCAAAAGAGAATGCGTTGTACGAATTATGCGAGAGAAACAGAAAAACCATGGCATGGTACAGAGAAAAAGGGAACACGGGAGAAGAGTATTTTGTCGCAGATATCTGCTCTGAATATGCGAAGGTGGTAGTAGATCACAATAAGGATTTCAAAGAAATAGAGGGAGAAGAATTGAGGAAAGTATTCTTCACAACGAAGGAAGAGTGTCAGGCATTTTGTGATTATTTAAACAGGGACTCTGAGGTTTTTGGATACGATTACGACATAAATGGAAAGTTGTTAAGGGAGGTTGAGGAGTAATGAGGTTAATTAGTCAGAAAGGATGGGGCTATATAGATGTTAAGTATGAAAATGGAACAATTCTGACAAAAAACACACAAAATGGAACATGCGTAATATATGAATGGAACGACAGTCCAAAAGCTGTAACTATGGCAAAGTATAGTTCCTTGGCAAAGACAAAGAAAGTGCTAGATGATATGACGAAGATGTACGGAAGTTACATATCGTGTGAAGGCGGTCCTGGAATCCTACAGGGTAGTGGCTATCAGCAGGCATTTTGTTTCACACCACCGAAGGTGTTCCGGTTTCCGGCAGATGATGAAGTGGAGGTGTAAGGATGGCACAGATTCCAAATGAGATCAAACAGGATCCGAACTGGGCAAGAGCAGTTCGGATCTCAAAACAGTATGCTGTAAGCACATACCCAGCTACCTGGGTGCTTAAATTCATAAACGAGTGGAATGCGGCCGTGGCAAGGTTGAGAAGATAGGAGTGTGGGAATAGATGAGATTGATTGATGCAGACTTGCTTTTATCGCAAATTGGTAACAGATATGACGAGAAAAAGGATATTGTACCGGATAATCTTGCAGAAGGTTTTGTGCAGATGGAAAAACTTATTAAGGAACAGCCAACAGCATACGATGTGGACAAGGTTGTGGAGAAGCTGGAAGAGGAGCGGGAAATGTCATATGCCGATTTTGATAGATATGTTAAGAATTACGGCCTATGGTTAGATGAAGAATATGATGACTTTTTCACAAAGGGTTAGAAAGAGCTGCGAGAATAGTGAAGAGAGGTGGAGAGCAATGGAAAGATTAACAAATAGCAATAAAGAGATACCGACATTATTTGATAATGCTGAATACTGGCTACAGGTGTACTTTAAGCTCAAAAATTATGAGGACTTAGAAGGGCGACTCAACAAGATATATGGGGATTGTGATGGGCTATTGGAATCAATAGTTGAATTGCTTGAAGAACACTCTGGAGTTGATATTCCTGACGATACAGTTAAAGTACTTCTGATCACAAATGAATCGGTTGACTTTTATAAAAAATGTAAAAGTTTAGAGGAACAGGGCAGGCTTGTTAAATTGCCGGTAGAAAATGACGCGACAGTACATAGAGAATGTGTTCATATAAAGTCTACATGCTACCACGAGAATTACAAGTGTTCAGAATGCCCTCTTACTGAATTGTTTTGCGATGAATTTTACAAAGCAATAGATAGGTGCTACGAGGAAGCATACGCAAGCGGATGCCTTGCCGGTATGGACTTAGCAAAATCCGAAGCCGAGGCAAAACTGAAAGAATTGGGAGGTGGAGAAGATGAAAGATAGATATTTGTACAAAGCCAAGAGAGCCGATAACGGAGAATGGGTAATTGGCAATCTAATTACAAATGTGTTCTTTAGATTAGGTCAAAGCATTCCATACATTTTATGCCCAGATAAAGCAGAATATGATTGCTTTGAGGATTTTACAGAGGAAAATGGAATTTTTGAAGTGCGACCAGATACAATCTGTCAATGTACCGGCTTAAGGGATAAGAACGGCAAGCTGATATGGGAAGGTGACATTATTTTGTTCCAACGAGATAATGATGATTGTCCATTCCCGAACAAAGATACAAAGAAAAGACTTGGAAAAGTATTTTATAAAGATTTTAGGATAACTTTTGCTATCGGAATGGGAAAGAGTGGAAGTGGGTCTTTGAATGATGATTTATGGAAATATGTTCAAAACGGAAATCGAGTTGAAGTGATTGGCAACATATTTGATAATCCAGAATTGATAAAGGAGAGGTGATACATAATGGCATATGCAGGCAAATGCGATAGATGCGGCGGGTTCTATGACCTGCCATTTGAACACGGAGTAGCGACAAGGGCAAGAATGGTTGATGTGTTCGATGATACAGTAGAGACAATGGATTTATGTTCGGACTGCATGAAGAAGCTCCGAAGCTTTCTTGACGGTGCAGAGCTCAATGATCCGGGAGTGATAGAGAATAAAGGACAGATAGGATTCAGAATGAAGATGGATCCAGACAACCATTTGATGAACAGATTCATGCGGAAGGAGTGAGCAGGGTGGCAAAATCAGATAGAAAGCTACACGAAGCAAGAATGGCGGGGGCTGCATGGCTGATGAATGTCATCAAGACACAGGGCATGGAAGCAGCAGAGAAAGAGCTCAAGACCAGAGGTGCTATGTTCATTCCCTTGGAGGTTAGCCAGAAGCAGCTTGACGAAGCTGTGTATAAAATCAAACTGAATACAATAGATTGTATTTTGATAATGAGTTGCATGGTACTTCGAGATGAATTTGATTTTGGACAGAAGAGGCTTGAGAGATTCTGCGAAAGATTTAATTTAAAGACTGATGCGCTGTGTGATGAAGAAATTATCTGGGATGATCTGATACAGACACTAAAGGAAGAAACAGGCTTGGAGTTCACTATCCGGGAGAACAAGTAGGAGGTGAGGCGGTGAAAGCGAAAGAGTATTTGAAACAGGTGGAGCTTCTGGATGTTAAGATCAGGCAGAAGAAGATAGAGCTTGCAGGACTCAAGGAAGATGCAACCTGTACAGGGGCATTTGATTATTCGGCAGAAAAGGTGCAGACAAGCGCCAAGGCTGATTCTATGAGCAATAAGGTGGCAAAGTATGTTGACCTTGAGAAAGAGATTCATGAGGACATAGAGCGGTTCACGGAGCTCAAGCATAAGGTCATAGGACAGATACATATGCTGGACGACATAACGTACATGGAGATCCTGTTCAAGAAATACATAGAGTACAAGACACTAAAAGATATAGCGGTTGAAATGAAGTATTCATATGGCAGGACAAAACATATACATGGTTTTGCACTTGAGGCATTTAGAATTAAGGTCTTGGAAAACTCAGCACCAAATAGCACCATTTAGCACCACATAGCACCTAGCAAACGTGGTATACTAGTATGGTAAAATTATATTGATTCATAAGGGACATGACTGTTTGCCATTTCGGTCGTGTCCCTTTTCTTATGCCCAGTGGTTGTAAACCTTCCCTTGTGAAAAGTGAACGCTGATCTCTCCCCCACTGGGCTATTTTGTTTGAGGTGTGAGATATGAGTAAGATTAAAAGGTTTGAGGTCGTGAGGCCTGAATATAGTTTTGAATACATACATCCAATACTGGGTAGATTGGCTTTACCGATAGCCATGATAAAAGTGATGGTTAGGTGCACTAAGATATACAAATTTCAGCCAACTATAAAGCTGGGTGGAGAGGTAATAAGTGTGTGTAAGCCGTTATACAAGATTGTGATTCCGAAGAGAGTGAGAAAGTAACAGAAAGAAGGCGTGACATTATGGCAAAACTGACAGCTAAACAGCAGAGATTCTGTGATGAATACTTGATTGACCTTAATGCCACACAGGCAGCTATAAGGGCAGGGTATTCACCGAAAACAGCTGAACAATTAGCGTATCAACTACTTCAGAAAACTTCAGTTCAAAACCATATATCTGAACTACAGAAGAAGCGTGAAGAACGCACAGAAATAACTCAGGATAGCGTATTACATGAGCTTGCACTTATCGCATTTGCAAAGGCATCTGACTATGCAAGAGTAGTTGAAAAGGATGCCATGGTAGAAGTTGATGGGAATATGGTCCCGGTACTTGACGAGGACGGCAATCAGGTGAAATACAGGACAGTAGAGCCTATCCTGACGGATGAACTTACAGAAGATCAGAAGAAAGCTATTGCAGTTATAAAAAAGGGTCGAGACGGCTTTGAAATAAAGCCTTACAGCAAGATACAGGCATTGGAGCTCCTAGGTAAGCATTTAGGTATGTTCACAGAAAAGGTGGAAGTGAAGAATACCACACCGAATGTATTTGAGGGGCTTACAACCGAAGAATTGAAGAAACTTATTGATGACGTTTGATAGACATGACCCTTTATTACAGCAACAGCTAAAAATAGAGCTATCAAGGAGAGAGTTCTGGCAGTATTGCAAGCTGACCTCTCCTGACTTCTATAGTAACGACAGAGTGTTCTTGCATGATCTTGCGGATAAGCTGCAGTGGTTCGTAGAAGAAGCAGAGCAACAGATAATGGTGGTGAATATGCCACCAAGACACGGAAAATCACGAACAGCTACTAAATTTGTTCAGTGGTTATTTGGTAAATATGGTATAGACAAAAAGGTTATGACAGGATCATATAATGAGACCCTGTCAGGAACATTTGCAAAGGCTGTCAGGGATGTTATAGCAGAAAAGCCTACAGAGGGCATTCTGACATATGGAGATATATTCCCTGGCACAAAGATAAAGTATGGGGAGGCTGCAGCACAGAAATGGAGCCTTGAGGGCAGTCAGCAGGCTAATTACCTTGCAACTTCTCCGACAGGTACAGCAACAGGATTTGGCTGTAATATCATGATAATAGATGATCTTATCAAGAACAGTGAGGAAGCCTACAATGAATCAGTATTGCAGAAGCAGATTGACTGGTTCAACAATACAATGCTCTCCAGAACAGAGAATGATTTTAAAATCATCATAATTATGACAAGATGGTCAACAAAAGATCTTGCCGGATATGTACTTGCCAACTATGACAATGTAGTTCATATCAATTACAAGGCAGTACAAGACGATGGGACAATGCTCTGTGAGGCTATCCTGTCATATAAGGATTACAAGATAAAGACCAAGAATATGAACAAGGATATAGTCCTTGCAAATTACCAGCAGGAGCCTATAGATGTCAAGGGCAGACTATACAGTCATATCAAGACATATACGGATATTCCGAGGGATAGCAAGGGTAATAACCTGTTCAAATATATATTGAATTATACAGATACAGCAGACACAGGTAGTGATTACCTGTGTTCTATTTGCTATGGCATGTATGAGAGTACATATTACATACTTGACGTTTTATACACAAAAGAGCCAATGGAAGTTACTGAACCGGCAACAGCTCAGATGCTGACAAATAATAACGTTGGTAATGCTTTAATAGAGAGCAATAATGGCGGTCGAGGATTCAGCAGAAACGTTATAAGAGAACTAAAAGCTCTGGGGAATACCCATACTAAGATACAGTGGTTCTTTCAGTCAAAGAATAAGACATCAAGGATCCTGTCAAACAGCACAGGAGTAATGCAGAACGTTCTCTTCCCTGTGAATTGGGAAGACAGATGGCCAGATTTTGCGGAAGCAATAAGGAAGTATCAGAAAGAGGGTAAGAATGCTCATGATGATGCTCCGGATGCGCTGACTGGTGTATATGAGAATGATAAGCCTAAGGGAACATGGCTGGTATAGAGAGGTGAAAAAATGCTAACCCCTGACGAGATAAAAGAATTGATAGACAGTGACCGCACATCAGAAAAAAAGCAGTTCGCCCGGACAGGCGAAAGATACTATGACGGCGATCATGACATAAAGAAGTATAGATTGTTCTATTACAATGCGGACGGCGAACTGGTAGAGGACAAGACCAGAAGCAACGTTAAGATACCACATCCATTCTTCACAGAGCTGGTTGACCAGTGCACCCAGTACATCCTATCAGGGGATGGCATTGTAAAGTCCAACGACCCTGAGCTGCAGAAACACATGGACAAGTATTTTAACAACAATGATGAGTTCATGTCTGAGCTTTCTGACGCTATCACAGATATGCAGGTCAAAGGCTTTGCGTATATGTACGCGTACAAGAATGCCAAGGACATGATGTCATTTGCAAATGCTGACAGTATCGGAGTTATTGAGGTAAGAGCTAAGGACACAGATGATGGCTGTGCATACACGATTTACCACTATACGGACAGGATAGACAAAGGGCACAAGACTATTGAGAGAATACAGGTCTGGGATGATAAGCAAACATATTATTATGTTCAGGTTAATAATGGGGCGGTGGTGTTAGACGATACTGAACCAATCAACCCAAAGCCTCATGTACTTTATACAAAGAGTAATGGAGATAAGGCCACCTACTTTGATGGATTTGGCTATATTCCATTCTTCCGGCTGGATAACAACAAGAAGCAGTTCTCAAGCCTTAAGCCTGTAAAGCCACTCATAGATGACTATGACCTGATGGCCTCAAGCCTGTCAAACAACCTCATAGACTTTGATTCCCCACTATATGCTATCAAAGGCTTTCAGGGAGACAACCTGAATGAGCTTCAGACAAACCTCAAAACAAAGAAGATCATAGGTATAGGTGAGGATGGTGACGTAGATGTCAAGACTGTTGACGTCCCATACCAGGCAAGGCAGGCTAAGCTGGAGCTTGATGAAAAGAATATATACAGGTTTGGCATGGGGCTGAATACCGCCGGACTCAAGGACACATCAGCAACTACGAATATAGCCATTAAGGCGGCCTACTCATTGCTTGACCTTAAGGCAAAAAAGATAGAGAAAGCTCTTAGAAAGTTCTTGAGGAGGATAGTAGAGATTGTCATTGACGAGATCAACAAGGCTGAGAACAAGGCATATAAGGCCGAGGATGTTTATTTTGAGTTCGCTCATGAGATTATGAGCAATGCACAGGAAAATGCACAAATAGAACTTACAGAGGCTCAGGTAAGGCAGACAGAGATCAATACAATACTTAATGTTGCAAGCATACTTAATGATGAGACTATTATCAAAGCTATCTGTGATTGGCTTGATATTGATTATGAGGAGATCAAGGACAAGCTGCCTAAGAATGAGGAGGAGAACACGGAAGAGGCTCAGAAGGTGCTTGATAACATCAATACAGATGTCGAGAACGGAGGTGGAGCAGATGGAAAATAAAAGATACAAGATAGATTTAGATACAAGAACGGTGAAGATGCCGGCTGGCGAGGTCATCGGTGTATATCATGACAAAGATGTAAACCGGCTGACATTTGAAGTGCCGGCAACGTATAAGGGCATAGATCTCACTGAATATCAGATATCAATCAACTATGTGAATGAAGAAGAGCAGAAAGATGTGTATTTTATAGAGAATTATACACTCTCTGATGATGCAAGCATTATAACCTTTGATTGGCTTGTTGGTGCTACTGCATGTACAGTGCCGGGCAATGTCGGCTTCACTGTATGCTTCAAGAAGCTTGATAGTGAGGGTAACATCATCAACGAGATCAACACCAAGCTCACAAGAATGAAGGTTCTTGAGGGCTGTGAAGCAGTTGAGAGTGAGATTGAAGAGCGGTATATGACAGATCTTGCAGGACAGCTTTACAAGGAACTTGATGAAGTAAAAAAACATGGCAGTGATGTCAAAGGAAGGCTTGCGGCGGTCATCACTGAGAAGGGAGTGCCGACCGCAAGCAATGAATCTTTTGATGATATGATTGCTAATGCGAAAAAAATTAGTACAGGAGCGTATGGGATGATTATTAATACATCTTTATATACAAAACCATATGGGTATGTATGCGGCATATATGGATTATTGCCAACAGAAACGGAGGTTAGTTGATGGGATATACTGTACAAAGAATAAGACTGGGAAAAAAAGAGGCGGATTCAACGTTTTACAATGCGGACGTAAATGACGCAAAAATGCAGGAGATTGCGGCAGCCCTTGGCATGAAACTAAATATTGTAGAGTCTAACACTACGTGGATATTATACATGGGAGATGATGAGCACAACACAACAGGTTTTAAGTTTAGTCTTTCTGGAGTTAATCTGATTATGACAACTGTGATTCAGGGGGCTACTCCGTCCGCATCTACATATTGTTATTCGTATAACATGAGTTTGACTAGATCAGCCAATAGTGGTGCGGCTAATGCATTTTTGCATTTTGTATCATGCAAAGAAGGAGTGGTATTTGGAATTGGATGTTTCAGCGAGGGGGCTAACATTACTGATCTATTACATATCGTATTGCCTGCAAAAGATCTAAAAACAAATGAAGATAGAATAGTTTATATGTCATTCACTTCTGCTAGGTACATCATTTATTCTGATGTAGACGAGACATCTTATTATGCTCAGGCTTGGAGTCAGGCTAGCAACATACATGACGTGGTAAGTCTTGCTCAATATGTGTATCCTGCAGGGTATCTCGCTATTCCGTCAGCATATTATATATTAGCTGGACCAGATGTTGTTTCTAATGGTCCTAGTGAAAGTTTTGTTATAAACAATCAAGAATATTTTATTCCAGGTAATACATCATCAATATGGCGAATAGCTATTGAACTGCCAAAATCGGAACAGAGTTAACATATGAACAAAGCACAAAAGCAGGTTGCACAGGCACAACTAAATAGAGAAAAGCAGACAATCAAAGAACTCAAACAGGTATATCAGCGGGCATTGAGAGATTGTGAGCAGAAGATAAGAGAGCTTTCAGAACGAACTGATATGGAGAATCTGCAGAGTATCATCTATCAGAAACAGTATCAGGAGGCTTTGAAAGCGCAGCTTGAGGGTGTTCTGAGTAACCTGCAGTCTAACTCATATGCAACTGTGTCTGACTACCTGACGAAGTGCTACAGAGACGGATACACAGGCGTCATGTATGACCTGCAAAAGACAGGTATTCCAATCATCATGCCGATAGATCAGGCGGCAGTTGTGAGAGCTATTCAGACGGACAGCAAGCTCAGTAAGTCGCTCTACGACAAAATGGGCGAGGATGTGACATACCTCAAGAAAGCAGTCAGAGCAGAGGTATCAAGAGGCATTGCAAATGGCTCAACGTGGAATGAGGTGGCTGGTAAGCTCTCAAGACACATGGCAAATACTCCATTTCAGAAGGCTTATAACAACTCTATCCGCATTGCGAGGACTGAAGGGCATCGTATACAGGTACAGTCAGCACTGGACGCTCAGCACATAGCTAAGAGTAAAGGTACGGACATAGTGAAGCAGTGGGATGCCACCCTTGACGGAGCAACGAGAGAACATCATCAGATGCTTGATGGACAGATCAGGGAAGTGGATGAGCCTTTTGAGGTGGCAAACCTCAAGGTTGAGGCTCCTGGAATGTTTGGTCTTGCCTCGGAGGACTGCAACTGTCGCTGCTGCTTATTGCAGAGAGCAAGGTGGGCGCTGGATGATGAAGAGCTTCAGACTCTGAGAAAGCGAGCGGAATACTTCGGGTTGGATAAGACAAAGGATTTTGAAGAGTACCAGACGAAGTACTTTAAGGTGTCGTTTGAGATTGAGCATGAAAAAGATGTTGCAAATACCCAAAATGGTGATAGTATAAGAGATATAATGTTCAAGGCATCAAAGTCTGATGCTGGCATTATTAGAGATGAAAAAGCTGTTGTTGACGCATATTCACAGTTACCGGATAAAGTTCAGAAAACAATGGCTGATGTAACCTTTAATATGGGGCAGAACGGCAGTAGTTGTGATGTGAAAAAAGGCATTATTAACGTTGCCAAAGGCGCTGAGAAAGAGGATATAGACCATGAATTTGGACATCTGATAGAAGAACGTATGCTGGATCCTAAAGTTGTGGAAAAGTATAAGAAATATTTAACTGAGGGATTAAGCGATAAAAATATTACTACGGAAATATACGAAAATGATGCAGGGCAAAAATTTGCAATATATATTTTGCATGGCGATAAATTTATTAGCGAATATCAAGGCAGGTTATATGTTAGCCGCATATCTGATGCTGTTAATCCGGATGGAAGCATAAAAACTGAATTTTTATTGGAATCCACCTCAGAGCTTTTCAGAGTGTATCAAAAAGATAAAACAATCCTTAGTACATATGAAATCGGGTTAGTAGAGGAGTCTTTAAAATGAATTTAAAAGAAGAATTTTTAAATATTACATCGTATGAAGAATATAATAAACAAAGAGAAAAGTTTGGTACTTTGCCTCGTGATGCAGAATTTTTATCTCATTTAGACAAGTTGTATGGTTCAGGATACGTAGGCGGAGATATAGCCAATGGAGTTATAGAAGAACTATATAAACCCGGCAAAAGACACATAGGAGAAGAATAGAAAATAATGCTAGATGGATTACGAGCACTGTACAGAGATGTATGGTGTTTTTTTTATGCAAAAAATAGGAGGATGAAAGAATGCAGAAGTACATTGGAACAAAACAGATTGAGGCAAGACCGATGACAAGAGGCGACTATAACAATTACAGAGGATGGCAGATTCCAGCGGAAGAAAATCCAGCAGATGAAGGCTATCTCGTAAGATATTCAGATGGATATGAGAGCTGGTCGCCGGAGAAGCAGTTTAACGAAGCATACAGACCATGTGACAACATGACGTTTGGAATTGCTCTTGAAATGCTCAAGAAGGGTTTCAGAGTTGCAAGAAAGGGTTGGAATGGCAAAGGAATGTTTGGTGTATTCCAGAAGGGATATCCTGATGGCATACCATGTAACAAGCAGACCGCAGAAGCCTGGGGAATCAGCGAGGGTGACTTATTCAAGTGTAACCCATATCTGCAGATCAGATGTGTTGATGGTTCACACTCCATGTGGGTGCCGAGTATAAACGATTGTCTTGCTGAAGACTGGATAATAGTGGAGTAGAAACGGAATAGCAGATAATTCAGACCGTGTTTTTACCATGGTCTTTTTTTATGCCCAAAATCGGCTCAAGGCAGTAAAACTGTGACCGACAAAGAATAACTCCGGCAAGAGTGATAACTGCCATGTGTGGCTACGATTAAAGCCAGAAAGGATGGAACAATGGAATTAAAGGAACTGTTAGGAGATGACCTGTATAAGCAGGTACAGGCGAAGATTGACGAGAAGAACAGCACAGAGACAGATAAGCTCAAGCATGTAAGATACACAGATCTGTCCGAGGGCAAGTACGTCAGCAAGGAGAAGTATGATTCAGAACTTGAGAAGCTCAACGGACTGATCACCGGCAAAGACACGGAGATTGGCAATGCAAATAAGCTCATTGAGGAGCTTAAGAAAGCTTCCAAGGGTGACGAGGGCATGCAGCAGAAGATATCAACTTATGAGACAGAGAATGCAAGGCTTCAGAAAGAGCTTGAGGAGACTAAGGTCAACTCAGCTATCAAGGTGGCTCTGCTTGAGGCTCATGCGGTTGATACTGATTATATGACCTATAAGATCAAGACAGCCCTCAAGGAGAAGAATGAGGAGCTTAAGCTTGATGATGAAGGCCACATAAAGGGATGGGATAACATGCTCACAGACTTAAAGACACAGTTCCCAGCTCAATTCACAGCTTCATCCGGCTCAGATGATGGCGAGAGGCACATCATTGAGAATAGACTGCCAGATCCTACAAATAAAGATACAGGACTGACGAGAGAAGACATATTGAAGAAATCATATGCAGAGCGTGCTAAGATTGCCCAGGAAACACCTGAGCTATATGAAGCTGCTATGCATGGAACAAAGTAAGGTAGAAAGGAAAAGGTGAAAGAATATGGCAATTACAAAGGTAAGTGACCTCATTAACCCAGAAGTAATGGGGGATATGATTGATGCAAAGGTAGAGGCACAGGCCAAGCTTTTAAAGTATGCCCATGTTGATACATCCCTTGAGGGTGTACCAGGAGATACAAAGACAGTTCCATCATGGAATTATATCGGCGATGCTGAGGATTTTGATCCGGAATCAGGAGATGAAATTGAGGCATCTAAGCTCACAGCAACAAAGAAGACATTCACTATTAAGTGTGCAGCTAAGAGCGTATCAATATATCAGACAGCAATCAATAGTGGTTTAGGGAACCCTGTTGGACAGGCTGAGACTCAGCTTTCAAAGTCTATTGTAGGCAAGTTGGATAATGATCTGCTTGATGCTGCATACACATCAGAGAATGTATATACACCAGATACTCTTGCAGTAATCGGATATGATGGCATTGTTGATGCTAACACAAAGTTCGAGGATGAAGAGGATGGAATAGAGAAGGTTATGTTCATAAACCCTAAACAGGAGGGAACGCTTCTCAAGGATGACAACTTTAAGTCAGCGGACAAGTTTGATAAGAGCGTTATTGTGACAGGCTCTATAGGTAAGATTGGATCATGCTGGGTAAAGAAGTCAAAGAAGATCAAGCTCATGACTTATGAGAAAGACACAGAGAAGGGAACTATTACTATAGTGGCTGATTCAACTGCTGAGTCAGACACAAACAAGCATCTTAGTACAGTTCAGCCAACATGCAAAGATGAGCTTGTAATCGGTGATAAGGTTAAGAGCCTTGCAGCTGGTTCACAGTATTATCTCTGCCCTATTATCAAGCTCCAGCCTGATTCAGATGAGACCGAGTTTACAGAAGAGGAAGCTCCAGCTCTTACAATTTTCCTCAAGAAAGATGTTCAGGTTGATCACGAATGGTTACCGAAGAAGCAGAGACATGATATCACAGCATCTAAGTATTATGGTGCTGCACTCACCAACGCTTCAAAGGTTGTACTTGCTAAGTTTAAGAAGTAAGGCGGTGGTCATATGATCATGACTGTCGATGAACTTAAGAAGTATGTAGACACCGAGGAGAAAGATTCAGTGCTTGAGGCTAAGCTTCAGGCACTGGAACTCCTGATCAGAAAATATACAAATAATAATTATCAGGACAGGAACAGGCGGTTTGTGGCTCCTGTGGACGCTGTGACAGGCTTTCAGTATGCATCTGAGCTGTTCAAGGTTGGCGACACTATACAGGTGTCAGAGTCACGCTACAACGATGGCTTGTACACCATCAAAGCTGTGGATATGGACAATGGACATATAGAGGTGAATGAGGAGCTTGTAAGCGAACCGGTCGTCATGGTGACAAAGGTGGTATATCCGATGGATATCAAGCTGGGAGTTGCAAACATGCTTTCATGGGACCTGAACAACCGGGATAAGGTCGGTGTACAGTCTGAGACCATCAGTAGGCATTCTGTGACTTATTTCAACATGGATGGTGATAATTCCATCATGGGATATCCAAAGTCACTGCTTGGCTTTTTAAAGCCATACATGAAAGCGAGGTTTTGAACATGAGAGGAATAGGCGGAAATGCAGTTGCAGATATACAGGTCAAGAGCATAACCAGAAACGAGATAGGTGAACAGGAAGTTGCATGGGTGTCAGAAGATACCTTGACTGGCTGGCTAGACCTCTCAGGCGGTGACAGTAAGTACACAACATATAATGCCAAGGTGCAGGAATCAACGCACATGTTCATAGCTGATTATAAACGTCTCAGTGACATGATCAAGGCTGAGAACAGCCGTATGGTGGTTAATGGTCAGGTATATGACATCATGCTGATAGATGATCCGATGGGGATGCATGAGCAGCTTGAGATATATCTGAAGTACACAGGAGGGCAGTAATGGGAAATGTGGAGTTCACAGACAACAGAATAAAGGTTGAGGCGGCTCTGGATGATGCTGTTATTGCCTTTCTGTACGAAGCTGCCGGAGAGGTCGAGGCTCAGACGAAGAGAGCACAGACGAGAGTAGACACAGGACAGACAAAAGGTGCATGGACGCATCATGTAGATGAAGATAAGGGCGAGGCGGTTATTGGTAATCCTCTTGAAAATGCTATCTGGGAAGAATACGGCACAGGTGAATACGCTCTGAAGGGCAATGGACGCAAAAAGCCGTGGGTTTATAAGGATGAGCGTGGTGACTGGCACACAACTCATGGTAAAAAGCCTCTCAGACCTTTACAGAAAGCCTTCTACAAGACAAAGGGCAAGATCATCAGGCGACTTGGCTCTATTCTCAATCAGACGTTCAGTGAGTAAGGCGGTGATGACGAATGACGACAGAGACATTATCATATATCAATAGCGTACTCACAGATGAGCTTGAGATTCCATACACATTCATGGAGTGGCAGGATGACCCACCAGAGGCATACTTTGTTGGTGAATATTCTGAAGGTGATACACCTGAGGAAGATGGATGTCAGGAAATAACATTCATCATAGATGGATTCACAAGAGGCTCGTGGTTTAGCCTGGAGAAGTATAAACAGAAGATAGAACAGAATATTGAACGAACGGCAATCCTTGCAAGTGGTGCGGGGGTTGCCGTTTTTTATGGGAATGCGTCACCGATTCCAACAGGGGATGCAGACCTCAAACGTATACAGATCAATTTGACTATTAAAGAATATAAGAATGGAAGGTGATTATATCATGGCAGATACATTAACTTATGAAGAGTTTAAGTCATCCGGTATCACAGACAAGACACCGAAGAACATTGTGTTTGGTGCCGGAACGATTCACAAAGGGCTCAGGTATGACGCATCAAAAAAGACATGGAACTTTGCTGAGTCTTTGATCGGTGCAACATCCGGCGGTACAAAGCTGTCAATCAAGCCTGAGCTCAAGGATATAGAGGTCGATGGTGCATCAGTTAAGGTTAAGGAGTTGGCAGTTAAGATAGGCGAGACAGCACAGATGGATACTAACATGGTGGAGCTGTCGCCTGAGACGATCAAGATGGCTATTATTGGACAGAATGGCACATCAACAGCGGAAGGATACGATGTGATCGAATCCAAGGCAAGAATTGAAAAGGATGATTACATTGAGAACTTCGGATATATTGGAAGATTCTTAGATGGTCGTCCTGTTATCGTGATCTTTGACAATGCGCTCTGTACATCAGGCCTTGAGATAGAGGGCAAGAACAAAGAGAATGGCACATTTGCGCTGACTGTTGAGTGCTATGCGGATCTGTCACCGGCAGCTGATACATTGCCATACCACATCTATTTGCCTACAGGCACGGCAACGGAGCAGGTTCAGCAGTCTATAGATTCCAGTACAGAAGTAACAGACTAATTGACATAGAAAAGGAGAGATAATCATGGGAACAACCGAGATAAAAAAGAATAAAGATGTAGTAGAGAATACCGAAGTAGTAGAAGATGCCAAGGCAACAGAAGATGTGCAGGAGATCAAGCCATATACACTTAGAAATCCAAAGGCTACAGATATAGCTGCATTCCTGAAACTGTTCAGCAAGCTGGGGGTAAAGGACTTCAAAGATTCATTCAGCGGCAATGGGTTCAAAGAGCTCATTGCGAAGGAACGTGAGAAACTTGCTGGTGATGAGGATGATGAGGACACATCGAAGTTCCTTGAGAATGTGGGTATTGGTCTTGCATTCGAGCTTGTAGATGTGATCCTGACAAAGCTGTCAGACTGTCAGCGTGAGGTATTTGTCTGCCTGTCACACCTGTCAGGAATGACAGTGGATGAGGTAGCAGATCTTGACCTCTCTGTATTCACACAGATGTTGTATGATGCGGTCACACTTCCAGGTTTTGCGGATTTTATCTGGGTTGTTTCAAACTTGTTCAAGAAGAGACAGTAGGCTATCTCAAGTTCATGGATCTCATATTCAAACGATATGCGGATCCGTACACTCTGCTTGATACGATGATAGACAATCAGAGCTTTGATGAGTTTGTATGCACATTCGTGCGGTTAGACGATGACGATAAGCTCTGGGATATGTATATTCACAAGTGTTGGGAAAATATATCATTCAATGACTTCAAGGCAAGGCTGTACGGCACATCAGGTGGCGGTTCACAGCCAGTCAGATCAGGGGCATTTGAGAGCAGAGGCGAGCTTGAAGCAACCATAAAGGATTCTATGTCAATCATAGAAAATTTTAAGCCATAGGGGCACACAGAACGTGTGTCTCTATTTTTTTATTATCGAGGAAAGGGGGTAGACCCTTTTGGAAGTATTTAAGATACTGGGAAGAATCGCAGTATCAAATGAGGATGCGAATGAGAAAATTGAAGAGACTGGCGACAAGGCAGAGAAGACAAGCAAAAAGATGAGTTCTGTGTTTGGCAATATCGGCAAGTTTGCGCTCAAGGCAGCAAAGGTAGCCGTTGTTGCGACAACAGCTATGGCCACTGGAATAGCTGGCATCACTGCTAAGGCTGTAAGCGAGTATGCGGACTACGAGCAGCTTGTTGGTGGTGTTGAGACACTGTTCAAGGACAGTTCAGATAAGGTTGTTGAGTATGCGAATAATGCATATAAGACGGCGGGATTGTCAGCGAACGAGTATATGGATACTGTAACGAGCTTTTCAGCGTCATTACTACAAGGCCTTGAAGGTGATACAGCGCAGGCTGCCGAGTATGCGAATCTGGCCATAACAGACATGTCAGATAATGCCAATAAGATGGGCACCAGTATGGAGATGATTCAGAACGCATATCAGGGCTTTGCAAAGCAAAACTACACCATGCTTGATAACCTCAAGCTTGGTTATGGTGGTACTGCATCTGAGATGGCAAGGCTTATCAATGATTCTGGTGTACTTGGTGATACCATGACCGTGACAGCAGATAACGTCAACAGTGTATCATTCGATAAGATGATTGAGGCTATTCATGTTGTGCAGACTAACATGGATATAACAGGCACTACCGCAAAAGAAGCAGCCACGACAATACAGGGATCCATCGGCATGGTGAAGTCCGCATGGGCTAATCTGCTCATAGGTATGGCAGACCCATCTCAGGATATGGGAGTGCTGATGAATAACCTTGTTGATTCGGCTATGGCTGTAGCAGATAATCTTGTTCCAAGGATAGCCGATACACTGCCGAGGGTGGTTACAGGGCTGTCTCAGCTGACTCAGAAACTGGCACCATACATACCGCCTCTTATTGAGCAGTTACTGCCATCGTTGATACAGGGAGCGACATCGTTGTTGTCTGAGGTGGTCAATAATCTGCCCGGAATACTTGAGACATTACTGCCCGGCATAGGTGGGGAATTGGGCCAGTCGATATCAACCGCTCTAAATTCTATTTTTAGCACCCTGACATCGATTTTACCATCGATTCTGCAGTTGGTGGGACCTGTGCTGACAACACTGTCAACACTGCTTAATCTGCTTTTACCACCGATGATGCAGATTATTCAGGCGGTTTTACCGCCACTTACGAATCTGATCAATATGCTTTTGCCGCCGGTGACTCAGATTATTCAATCTTTACTGCCTGTTTTGATGGCTATTTTGCAGCCTATACTTGAATTGTTACAGCCGTTTTTGGATATGTTGACACCGATTATCGACTTGGTAATGCAGGTAATCACACCACTGACAGATCTTATCAATATGATATTACCACCACTGGCGGAAATACTTTCGATGCTGATGGAAGATTATCTAAATGTGCTGAAACCAATCCTTGAATGGTATTGTAAGATGCTTTCAGGAACGCTTAAGTCTGCTATCAAGTTGATAGTTACAGCGATCAATAACTGTAAAGAATCATTTGCTGCAGCTTGGCGGGGAATCAAGAAGGCGTGGAACGCTGCACCAGAGTTCTTTAGTGGAATATGGTCAAGTATTAAGGGCACATTCTCTGCCGTAGGCACATGGTTCAGTGATATATTTGGCAAGGCTTGGGCTGGTATAAAGAATGCATTTTCACCGATGGTGAATTTCTTTAGCTCTACCTGGCAGAAGATCAAGAACATATTTAGTAAGGTCGGAACAGCAATAGCGGACGGACTAAAAGGTGCTGTGACATCAGCGGTCAATGCGATACTGAGCAAGGCTACAGGGATTGTCAATGGCTTTATCAGGGCAATCAATTCAGCTATATCTATTTTGAATAAGATCCCTAAGGTGTCGATATCAAGGATAGATGAGCTTGACGCTCCTCAGCTTGCTGAAGGTGGTGTGCTTAAGCGTGGCCAGGTTGGTATCCTTGAGGGTAATGGAGCTGAGGCTGTAGTGCCACTTGAGAAGAATACCGGCTGGATCAGGAAAGTTGCGGAGGATATGGCAGAGGCTACAGGTGGAGCAGTGACTGGTGATTCGGAATCACTGAAGGTACTTTATAAGATACTGGAGATCATAAGACACATAGATGACAACATGTATGAGTGGATACTGACAGCTCTTACAGAGGGTGTGAGATTGAAACTTGATGGCAGAGAGTTCGGAAGGATGGTGAGAAATGCTTGAACAGCTTAAATATGTGAATCATCTCGGTGAGGTTATAGAGTTTGGCAAGAAAGGAACATTTGCAAACAGTAATGATCTCAGAGATTATGAGTGGACATACGACAGCAGCAGAAACCGTGCCGAGAATTTTAGAAAAGGGGTGGTCTCAAAGACCATCCCTATTGTTATATCTGCGGCAAATAAGAAAAAGTGTACAGATATTAAGAATAGGCTGTATGAGGTTTGTGAGAAGGATATTATAGCAGAAAAGAAGGGAAGGCTCTATATAGGAGATTACTATCTTGAATGCTATGTGTTTAGTTCGGCGAAGAGCAATTATCTTGACGTGGCTACATCGATGAATCTGTCACTTAAAGTAGTAACAGATGGTGGCAGATGGATGAAGGAAGAGTTGCACAACTATAAGCATGTACCAGATAAGTTTATTGAAGGTAAAGGCTATGAGTATTGTTATGAATATGATTACAACTCAATTTCTGACAATATCAGTAAGCTTGAGGTGGACGACTTCAGAAACTGTGATTTTGTACTCAGCATACATAGTGGTGCTGTTAATCCAGTCATATATGTTGACAATCATTACTACAGCGTTAGGTGTGTTGTTGGCGATGGAGATAAGATCGTTATTAATTCTGCAGAGCTTACGATAACTCTTGTGAAAGCAGATGGAACACAGGAAAACATGTTCAGATACAGGGACAAGCAAAGCGATGTGTTTGAAAAGATATCCTCCGGGAATCATCGTGTGATGTGGAATGGAAGCTTTGATTTTGATTTAAGTGTAATACATGAGAGAGGTGAACCAAAATGGACATAAGGTTGATATACACTGATGCAGACAGGGTAGAACAGGGATATCTCAGGAACTTCAGCGCAGATGTGGATGTTGCAAAGGATAAGGATTTTGAGATAACTGTAGCTAGGGATAATAACATTCTGCGAGGTGGCTCATGGTGGTATATCAACAACACAGAATACGGTGGCATAGTTGATAATGTCGGTGTGGTGACATCCGACAGAGAAATCAAATACACTGGCCGAAATCTTAGAGGCATCTTGTGTGACAAGATCATAGAGCCTCCGGCGGGGACGGATTACAAGATTGTATCAGGTGATGCAGTTACAGTGATCAATAAGCTCATTGAAGTGGCTGGACTTAGCAGCATATACAGAATGACAGGCGAATCATGGAATGTACAATCATTTCAGTTCAACAGATATGTGAGTCTCTATGATGGCATATGTGCGCTGTTGAGCACCCAGAACAGGGTTCTCAGGCTTGTGGTTAAAGATGGATATGTGACTATGAGTAGTGCGGTGCCTTACGATTATACAGAGGATAAGGATTGTATGAGGTCTGATATCAACTACAATATCACACAGATCAAGAACAGATATAATCATTTAATCTGTTTAGGACAGGGGGAGCTTAAAGATCGTCAGGTGTTGCACTTGTATGTGGATGGTCGAGGAAACATCACAGATACACAAGTATATACGGGCATGAAAGAGCGCACAGCTGTATATGATTACAGCTCAGCCTCCAGTATTGACGAGCTCAGAACCAGAGGCATAGCAAAGCTTCAGGAGCTCAATGCAGACAGTCTTGACATGACACTTCCGGATATGTCAATGCAGATAGGCGATATCACAGGGGGCACAGAGAAAATCACAGGAGCAACAGTAAAAAAGCAGATAACAAATATCATAGCGAAGATAGATGATAACAGCATAGACATTGAATATTCAGTGTCATAGAAGAAAGGCGGATTTTATGAAGATAATAACAGGAAAAACAGGGAAACCACATGTAACGAGTGCAGATGATAGAGCCTTGCACAGAGCAGAATGGGATGGCGATGGATTTTTGTCGGTCTCCCAGCCACCAGTGCTGGTTAATTCAACGACACTTAGAGTATATCCGTGTGACATTATGTTCCAGGGGTGCCATGCTAGGGTTACAGGTACATATGAAGATCTTACTTTCCCTAGTGGAGAAACAGGTAAAAAGCGAATTGATATGCTTGTTGCAAGATACACGCTGTCAGAGGAAGGTCTTGAGGATATGTCATTGCTGATCTTGACAGGACAGTCTGTAGAATCCTCACAGGAGCCACAGTTACCTGTGTATGAAACTGGCATAATAGCCAATAATGTAAGTGTCGCCGACATGCCGCTTTACAAAATTATACACGATGGAATAAATGCGAGTGGGCCGGTTGCGATTGCATCAACTTTCCCCCCACTTAGTAATAAATATACAAAAGAGGAGTCAGATTCAACGACAAAGAATATCATCCAGGAGATATCGAAAGTCGAAAAAACAGCCGCAAAGGCACAGTCTATTGCAAATGACGCAGCATCAATGGCTGAGGAAGCTATAGGTAGGGCTGAGGAAGCGCAGAGAACAGCAGACACTGCATCGTCGAAAGCGGATAATGCACAGAACACGGCAGATGCTGCAAAAACAGATGCTGCTAATGCGCAAAGCTATGCGGAAAAAATTGCAACAAAAAGCCTTGTTATATCTGATATAGTAGGCGCAACAGCGACTATACCAGGAACTGACGCAGGAACGACACTTCAATATGCCGTTGATGTAGAGCTTCCAATGAATACGGGTAGAATATTAGTTATTCCTAAAAATATCCCTAGTGGTGTCACATACATGGGATATGAAGCTTCTTCAATAAATCAGACTACATATTCGATAACTGTAAAAGCAAAAAATACAAACAAAGCAGATTCAAATATAAGCTTAGTTGTAGTAGGAGTTGCAAGACCTAAGAATCTTATATAGGGAGTTGAGCATGTATATAAATTTTGAAACAATAATTCAGGTTGGGAAGGTACTTGGAGCTCTTGTATTGATAGGAGGGATACTCATATCAATATATAAATGGTATTCCAGGCAGAATGAGCAGGATGCGGAGATCAAGAAGATGAAAGAGGAGCAGTGCATACTTACATATGGTACACTTGCGTGTCTTAAAGGTCTAAAGGAGCTTGGATGTAATGGACCAGTCACAGAGGCTATTGACAAGATGGAAAAACATCTGAACAAAGCGGCACATGATCAGGAATAGGAAGGAGATATAATCATGGATAAGTTAGCAATATTATTATTAGTTGTTGCAGTTCTTTGCACTTTGATATCGGTAATAACGGAATTTACAAAAGAGGTTGGAATATTGAAGAAGATTCCAACCTCTTTTCAGGTGCTTATAACAAGTCTCATCATATGTGAGATATGCTTGTTTGTAGCATTATCATATTTCGATATTCGGCTACTATGGTATTACCCTGTAGCTGTGTTCTTTGGTGCTTTTATTATCGCATTCATATGCACCAGAGGATGGGACTACCTGATCGAAATATTTAAACGATTTTACAGAGGTGGAGACATAGAGAAGGAGCGTGACGGGAAATGAATGGAATAGACATCAGTGCATGGCAGGGTGATGCCGGCATAGACCTCAGTAAGATAGCGTATGACTTCTGTATAGTGAAAGCGACAGAGGGAACAGACTACAAGAACAGATACTTTGCAGCGCATTGTGATAAAGTTTTGAGTAGAAAAAAACTTCTGGGAGTATACCACTATGCAAATAGCGGAGATCCACAGAAAGAGGCTGACTACTTCCTGGCATACTGCAAGAAGTACATCGGCAAGGCGGTACTTGTCCTTGACTGGGAGGCAAAGAATAACCCATTGTTTGGTGTAAAGGATTTGGAATGGTGCTTGCAGTGGTGCAGTTATGTGCAGAAAAAGACAGGCATTAAGCCACTGATATACATCCAGAAGAGCGCTATGGATGCAGTTAAAAAGTCCGGATATGGCTTGTGGATAGCTCAGTACCCAGACGATGTTGGGACAGGCTACCAGGAGCATCCGTGGAACGAGGGAAAGTATAATTGCTTGATCAGGCAGTATACATCCGTTGGCAAACTCTCAGGTTACAACGGTAACCTTGACCTCAACAAGGCATACATAAGTGCAGCATCATGGCGCAAGCTGGCTACTAAGGCTGTGAAGATTGCCACTATTAAGCCGGTAAAGAAGAGTGTCAATACGATTGCAAGGGAAGTCTTGGTTGGCCACTGGGGCAATGGTGCTGATCGCAAGAGTAGACTGGCCAAGGCTGGTTATGACTATAGCAAGGTTCAGGCAGCAGTCAACAAACTTGTCAAGGCATCACAGATGACACAGGACAAGATCATCAATGCGGTTGCACATGAGGTCATTGTTGGCCGCTGGGGCAACGGACAGGAGCGTATTGACCGCCTCAAGGCAGCAGGTTATAATGTTGATGTGATTCAGTCGAGAGTTAATGAGATTTTGAAGTAGAACAGAGAGCCCATCATAGCAATATGGTGGGCTTTTTTTAGGGGCAATTTAGGGGCAATTTAGGGGCAAAAAATTGATTTGCCATGATATGTTATTACACGAAGTACCTTCAAAAAGTAACGTATTTAAGCCATTTTGAGATATTTTGACATATCAATATATTAATTATAAAATAAACAATATGTATAAATGTATACAATGGAGGAGAGAGATGAATAGAAGGAGAACAAAAAAGGGGGCGTCGGATTCTACAGAAATGGTAGATACGATAGGCTTCAATATGCGGGATATCCGCAAAAACAGCAGATCTTCGAAGTATACGGTAAAGTATATGGTTGCGGAGATAAATGAGCTCCTGCCGGAGAATCATAAGATAACAGAAGGGATATATTACAAGTGGGAGAATGAGGAGAGGCTTCCGACAGCGCGGCACATTCCGGCTATAGCTAGTGTTCTCGGTGTGTCTGAGACTGCACTTTTTCACTGGCAGGGTATGAAGAATGGAACTGTCAACAGTAAATATAGTCAACTGGTTGAGAGCGTTAAAGCACTTGGAGATGACAAGACGGCTGATATAGCCTGGCTTGCATCGGGTTGGTCAGGTGACCTTAAAGCTCTGGTTGAATTTGACATGCTGTATGCAAGTCTGCCTGCGGAGGACAGACGGGATGTGGCATCTCTTGGAATAAGATTATATGATGTGTGCAGGAAAGAGGGCAGACTGAATCAGGATGTGCCATCTGTGGATTTCTCTTATTTGCAGCAGGCTCTCAGGGATCTGTGGGCATCAAAGTAA